CTATCATCGTCCATGTTACTACCCTGTATATCCATTAGGTTTGCAAAGAACTGCATACGTAACTTAGGTGGTAAGTAATGTAGGTTCAATCCAAGGAACCCACCCTTTGCAGGGCCGATAACAATAACAAGAGGAAAGATGTCGTAGTAGGGCAATGTATCTTTATGCTTCGGATCGTATGTGAACATATACATGCCACCAATGATCTGTTTAGATCTTGCCTTAATCGGATCCTCTTTCATCAATGCTTCACGATTGATAGAACGCATGTTCATTGCCTTCTTCATAAACCACGCACGTGATTCTTTGGTACGAGGAGTTATTCCCGCACGGAACGCATTACGTTCTAACCTATTAAAAATATCAGACATATAGTGTCTCTCTAAAATCCATATTGTTATTTATACGTTTTATTATCATTTCTTTCTCTTATATGGTTTCAATTTCTTCAGAGGTTTAAAAGGTTTCTTTCCCATAGGTTTTGGTAGCAATCCCATGGCACGTAACTCATTTTCTGTCCATATCTCGAAGTGCCAACCATTATCTAAGGCATATGCCTGTGCCGCCTTCCATTTACTTTGATTCTTGATATAGGTCATACCCTCATTCAATACCTTCCTACGAGACACCCCCTTACCAGTCTTTGGTGGTAATGTCTGTTGATGGGGTTTTACTTCAACCAATACAACTCTACCATTGTCATACTGTAGAGAAAAGTCCATGAAGTATCTATGTGGTTTTCTATCAGTTTCGCATATATAAGGTATAACTGTTTCTTCACTGCCCCACTTTCTTATTTGTGGAGACGTGTCTGCCCAGTTCATAACTGCGAGTTCCCAACCCGAACGATATATCACGTTCGAAGGATCCCCCAGATATTTGTCTGGATTCTTAATTTTATACTTTCCCTTGTAAGTTTTCATATAAATAGATTCATAACATTTACAAACTACTATTTATGGAACAGTTAAATGCCAAGTTTTAAGCAATTATTTAAAGATAAGGTTGATCGTGTAGGTAAGGATATCATTGATAACTTTACAGATCAATTAGACGATAAGACCAAAGAGTTTACGAGTAAGGGTGGTCGGGTAACCGAATCTATCGATCTTGGTAGTATCAAAAATATGCGATACCCGTTGCATAATGATGACTACAAGGCAACTGTGTCTTTTACTGTTATTGAGGAAAAGTATAAAGATAATACCGCACTGCTATCTGAGTTGGCAAAAGCAGATCAGGAAAATAAAAAAGCAATTGAGAAGTCTGCTGAAGAAAGGGCAACGGAAGAAGGTGGTGATAAAAAAGATATCCTTACAGAAGTTGCGAATGCGACTAAGGAGTATGTAGGAAAATCAGTAAAAGAAGTGGTCGGTACGAAGATAAAGGTATCGGGTGAGAGTATTACTATGTACCTACCTCTTGGATTAACCTTTAACGATAACGTAGCATATAGAAACGTTCAATTGGGACAATTAGGTGCCACCATGGAAACTGGTATGGGTATGGCACAAGCAATGACCAGTGGCATCGGATCATTCTTAGAGAACTTCAATGGTAGTGCGCCTGCTCAAGGTGGGGATCTGGCAAAACTTGCCGCTGTGCAATTGGGTAAAAAGATACCAACCTTTGGTGCTGAAATAGGACAGGTAGCACAGGTCACTGGTGGTGTTACTCTTAACCCGAACGAACGTGCTGTTTTTGATCAACCAAACATACGTGAGTTTGCATTTAACTTTAAGATGATTGCTAAGTCACCCAAAGAACAGGCAATGATTACTAAGATCATTAAAACATTTAGAACAGAACTATACCCCGAAGATATTACGTTACCTGTTGGTGACCAGAGAAGTATATCATTGGGTTACAAGTTCCCAAATAAGTTTCAATTAGCATTTCAATATGACGGTAAGGAGATGGAGAATCTTGCGAAGATTAAACCATGTTTCCTTAAAGGTGTGGATACAGTATTCAATGCGTCATCAATGGCAATGCATGAAGATGGTAGTTTTTTAGAAGTTGATATGACACTACGTTTCCAAGAAACTTCCGCTCTAACCAAGAAAGATATTATGGAGGGTTTCTAAATGTCATACTTTAAAAGTTTTAAACCAACATTATATCGTTTTGGAAATGAGACAGGTTTCTCTATTGCTACAGACATAACAAACTATGTAGATATGGTAGATCAAGTTAAATCTACATCTATGATGATAGATGATTATACCATACCTGCTAACGAAAGACCAGACCAAACATCATTTAAAATTTATGGTACTACTGATTATTACTGGACATTCTTTCTTGCAAATGACCACATAAGAGAAAGGGGATGGCCCTTAACACTTCACGAGGTTGATACGGCGGCAGAATTAAGGTACCCACATAGAATGGTAACATGTCAAATGCAACACCAAGATGTTATTGATTACTATGATGCCGATAATAAACCGATTACTCGTACAAAGTTAATTGGTACTGCTCCAGATAACTTCCCTGTCGGGACAGTCGTTCATGGTAACGTATCTGGTACTGTAGGTATAATTATTAAAAGAGATTTGTCTCACGGTACGTTTATCGTTGATACGTTAAATGCAAGTATTCAGAGTGAAGTCTCAGAACAATCAGTACAACCAAATAGTAATGGTGTTCTTGTTTTAGAAAGAACAGATTTGGCAGAAGCAGAAACATTTGTCAGTCCTCTTCAGTGGGTATTGAAACGTGATGGTGAAACACTTACCAATATCGATATTGATATAGATTCCTTTGGTAGAACGGTTACGATATCTGCTATTGGTTTCTCACCAAATTCAACATATACATTGTCGTATGTTATTCAAACTACAAATACTACAGATGGTAAATTCAGAGTAGGGGAAGATCTCATTTATCCTAACCCCGCAGGTGGAACCACATCTATGATTGTCTATGCAGAGTCTTCTCAATTAAAAGGGGTGCATCATTATGAAGATGCATCTGGTGATTGGGTTGATATAAATCCACTGAGTCAAGATCTTGGTGGTGCTATACCAATTAGTTATCTCGAAAACCTAAGACAAGAAAATGAGAAACTACGTCAAATAAAAGTAATCGCACCAAGTCAAATAGCAGGTGTGGCATCTGATTTCAATAAAGCAATGACAGACCAAACATAATGAAAAGACAATCGCAGTTTAAATATGAAAAGGCATTAATCACGAGCGAGAGATTACCGAACCTTAATTTAGACATACGTCCGTTAATAGTCGAACTTGTATTATATGAATCATTAGACAAACCATTTCTTACTGGTAAAATTGGTATAGGAGACGATCAAGGAATATTCGACTCTACTAATTTTTCTGGCACCGAACGTCTACACATTCAACTTCAATCTGAATTTGTAGCAGATGGGTCTACCGATAGTATTGTGATGGATAGAGTATTCATCATGACTGGTATTGAGGCAATAGAAAAATCCTCTAACAGTGGTAATTCTTCGATGGTTATTGTATCATTGATGGATGAACACGCATTTATCTCTAAGACAAAAAATATATCTCGTTCCATCAAGAATGATCTCCAGAGAGAGATTGTAAAATTATGCCAGAACGAAGTCGGTAAAAATGTTGACCTATCTTATTCGGCAGGTACAGTACAAAGTAATTTCCGTGGGGTTATACCATACATGCATCCACTTGAGGCGGCATCGTGGTTGACCACTAAAGCAACCACAGATGTTGGTGCACCTTTCTTTCTATACGCATCTATGCACGACAACAATCTTAGGTTGGGTAGTTTAGATACAATGTTAGAACAACCTGCATGGAATGCTTCGATACCATATGTTTACTCTCCATCTAATGTACAGATGCAAGAAGAGAATGGTACTCCAGATTTACAGTACTTTCAGATACAAAGTATGAAAGCAACAAAGATGCAAAATACCTTGACTCAGTTAATGTCTGGTGGTATCGGATCAAAATATACTATCACTGATATAAGTACTGGTCGTACAACAGCACAGCATTTTTCTATAGAAAAACTCTTGACACAAGCAGACGAAGCAGGTATAATAAGCAAAGAGAAGCAGAACATATATAACCCATTTTATAAAACACCAGACTTCGAAGATGTTAATATCGAAGGTGCACATCTACATGATACAGATGCTTGTATATATCATAACGTAGTATCACGTGGTGTATATGGTGATAGTAAATCACTACATGATGAGGTAACAAGTGCTATGTTCTTAAAGAAGATTCAAAGTGCATCTTACCGAAACATGATATTTAAAAACATGTATGATATTACAGTCCCTGGCCCAGGCTTTATTAAGTCGGGTGGATCCGTGGGTGATAAAATACGAATCAATGTTATCAGTGATGATTTGACAGGAAATCCAGAGAATGGATTAGATCAACTTAGGAGTGGTGATTTTATTGTTTATAATACAAGACACCAGTTTGGTGGTACTGCACATAACATTGCCATGACTGTGGCAAAACTTGAGAAAGGTTTGAGAGATGAATAAGTATTACGGTGACAGTACACGATGGTTTGTTGCAGATGTTATTGATGCATCTCCACCCTATGGATATGAAGGTCGTGTTCGAATAAGGATACATGGTGTACATGATCCTGCCACTCGATTCATTCCACAGAACGATCTTCCGTGGGCACAATGTCTTATTCCTACTACCGAAGGTGGTGTGTCTGGTTTAGGATTCTCTCCATCATTACAAGCAGGTGCATTAGTATTCGGCATGTTTATGGATGGTAAAGAATCACAAGTTCCTGTTGTAATAGGATCTATGCCAAGGACAGAGTTCCCAACACCAGTTCAAAAATCAGTAGCATATGACAATCTATTAGAAAGAACAACTGCTACCCAAGATTTCTACAATCAATCTATATCTGGGGTTGACGAAGATGACTCTGCATTGTATAATGATCTTAGAGATGAAGAACCTACAGGAAAGACAACACTCTACAGAAGAGATGTTGCAATCAAGTTCTTCCTGTCTAATGGATATACAATTAAACAAGCATCCGCATTAGTCGGTGTCATCGAAACAGTCAATAGTAAGTTTGACACCACATTTGAGAATGATGGTGGTATAGGTTTATGTGGTTGGTCTAACGTGAGATTTGCAAGATTAAAAGCATTCAGTAACACATGGTGGCACTTCTCTACTCAATTATCGTTCATATTGTTTGAACTAAATAGTTCACATGTAGATGCGAACATTCGTATTCTTAATTCAGATGTTATTGATAAAAACAAGGGAAGAGCATTGGGTTCTATCATAGGAAGACATTATGCTCCAATTAAGAAGGACTATGATGCAGGTGCATTAAGACTATTCGAACTATATTCGAATAAGAAGGTATAAGATGTCATTAGATACACTCAATAGTAAATTAAAAGCAAACACCAAGTTAGAGTCCTATAAGGATGACATTACTACGTCTGTGGCAAAAGTAAAAGACGTACAGGTATTAAATAATAATACGGTACTTGGAACAGATGTCGGCACTACCGTAAATGGTATTAAAAGTTTAGATAATAACAAAGATAAAATTAAGCAATCCATAGCAGGAAGTAGTGCGGGTCAATTAGCACAAGTACTCCCAGGCGCAGGTGGAATACCCAAACCAGATGCAGATGCATTCAAGGTTGGTCTATCCGCAGGTGTTGCGACAGTTACAAATGTGGCAGAACAAATATCCACATTATCATTTGATAGTGCAGGTGACACCATTGGAACGGAGTCTCTGGTTGCAGGGGCATCAATCCCCACCGTCTCTATGTCTGGAACCGATGTGGAATCTGCACTATCCTCTATTACTGCTTCACTGACAGGTATTGTTCCACCCAATGAACCAATTACTATTGTTAGTATTGGAGGTGCAGTACTTGATGAATTAGTAGGTGCTGTGGAAGAAGCAATAGAAAGAAAAGGTTCTCTATTAGGTGAGATCTCTGCCGTTGCAGGTGAAGCAACCGCACAGGCAGGTGGATTGGGTGATGAACTTACTGCATCTGTTGATGCAATGAAAGGTGAATTGGATAAGGCAAAAGCAGATATTGAAAGTAGTAAAGCAATGACTGATATGGCAGAAGCAGTATCCGCAGTAGAAGGTGTTGCAAATGATGCCGCTAATGCAGTAGCAGATGCAACAAATGCCGTCAACTCTACAATTGATGGTGCAGTAGCAGATGCAACAGGTGCATTAACAGAAGGACTACCCAAGGATAAATCACCATTGGGTGGTTTGCTCGACTCAGTTGCAGGTGCAGTTGGTGATCTTGTTGATGCGGTAGGATCAAAAATAAAAACTGGTCTCGGTACCGCACAGGATCTATTCGAAGATTTGACTGGTTCTGTTGGTAGTGCATTACAATCAGCATTGGGTGGATTTAACCTCGATAGTAGTTTTATGTCTACCATACTTAAAGATGTGATGGAAGGTGGTGACATCAATCTAACAAAGGCGGCAAAATCTATTGCACTGAAGAGTGAGAATACTTCCGCAGAAATGAAAGGTATTATCAGTAAAGCAAACGGTGAAACAATTGATGGATTCACTAAAGAGGTTAAGAACCTTGCCGAAGCAAATGGAATACCCCAATCAGAAATAGATGCCTTTGATAAAGAAATAGGTGATATATCATCTGCATTAGATAAAGTCGATAGTACTATATCTGGATCTATTGTTTCAGAAGCAGGTGAATTCTATACAGAAGATATTGCACTGAAAGAACTTGCTAAAAGATACAGTGGAGCAGATACAACAGAATTCCCATACATCAATTCTAAAGAAGAACTTGGTTTAGAGTTTAAGACTAATGTTAGAGAAGTATCAGAGTTAATAATTCATGCAAGTGAATCATTCACAAATGCTAATATTGGTGCAGAAGAAATTAATATAAGACACAACGAAGCAGGACATGATGGTATTCAGTATCATTTAGTTATACGAAGGGACGGTACTTTACAAAGAGGAGTACCTTTGGACACTGTAAGTACTGCCAGTGACATATTAGGTCACAGTGCTAATTGTATTGACGTATGTTTAGTTGGTGGTATAAATGTTGCATCCGAAGCACAAGACCCTTTGCTTAATCTATCATCTGGATCCTTTACACAATCACAGATGAAAACATTAGAAGCAATATGTCAGTCGTTCTATCATGTAGTCCCAGGCGGACAAGTACTTGGTCATAATGATATTGATGAAGCATCAAGAGACCCATACATGGATATTAAATCTTATGTTGAAAACAAGTTCGGTAAGAAGTCAGTATATAAAGACACGTTGACCGAACAATCTAAATCACCAAGTGAATTGGTAAGTGCGAGTGCAGTATGACAACTACAAATAAAAAACGTGATATAGGTACAGATCCTTCTATTGAAAACACAGAGGGAATACCACAGGACGGGTTCCAAGATCCTACTGGTGAGTATCCTAAACAGGAATATCACTATGGATCCTCGATTCACAAATCTGCCCGTGGACTAAAGGTAGAGAACCTTTATCTGGGTGGAGGATCTATAGGAACAGATTTAGATCTCGAAGATCAAGAACCATCTAAGTTCCCACACAACCAAGTAAAAGAAACAACTTCTGGTCATATCATTTCATATGATGATACGCCTGGCGGAGAACGTATCCTACTCAAACACCGAACAGGTGCGGGTGTAGAAGTACGTGCGGATGGATCTGTTGTTATCAGTGCGGTCAATAATAAAGTAGAAGTTACTGGTGGTGATCAGACAGTAATAGTTGAAGGTAACGGAAAATTAGTGTATAATGGTAATCTGAACCTTGAGGTTACAGGAGATTACAATGTAGATGTTGGGGGTGACTATAATGTCAACGTCAACGGAGATGTTAATAGTAACTACCGTAAGAGCAACACAACTAAGGTAGGTCTCAATACAAACTATACAACAAAGGGTTCTGCTGTATTTAAAACAGTTGAGCATGAAGCAAGAACTGTGTTAGGTAACGAAGATCATATTGTAAAAGGTTACTGGAAGAATAACATTGGTGCGGAGTGTGAGATCTTTACTGCCAATAGATTCCAAGTATCTGCCGAAGAAGAGTTTGCAATGTCTGCATTACAAGGCAACATATCTGCCACTGAGATATCAGTATTGGGTATGAAAGGTGCCATGGGTGGTGAACAGGTTGAGATGACCTCTCCAGTATACATGGGGCCGCAGGGTGCAGTACCATTTACATCTGGTGCATCTTTCTATGGTTCATTCCATGGACAAGCACTCGAAGCAATCAAATCTAAGTATGCACATAAAGCAGAGAATGCTAAGACTTCAGAGAAGGCATCTAAAGAGTCGCCTGGGCAACCAAGTGGTGGTGCACCAGACGTACCTACAAATATGGAATCACTCACACCGTTGAAACCTGTACCTATATGTGATGCAGTTGCAGGTATACTTTCCGAAGGTCATTTAGCAATTAGACCAATCGTGATTGATCCAAAAGATGATCTACGTAACAAATTACTATTCAGAGATGACTACGCAGGATTGTATGAGAAAGTCCCTACACTTGATGAGGTACGTTCTACATTGAGAGATCCTGCAAACAGAACAATCGCAAATGATGAGGGAACCACAGTGGTAGATCTACTCGTGACAGATGGAATATTATCTGGTGAGTGGAAAGTTCCAACACCACCTAAGACTGGTCGTGTCGCACCTGCTACAACGTCACCAAGATTTGGTTATAATGCATTGGGCAACTCAGTTGATAATAGAGGCAAAAGATTTAAATGATTATTATACCAGACCAAAAGTACAATCCAAATTTTGCAGAAACAATTACTTCGGGCACTAAACTATCGCCTGGATGTTCAATTGCTAAGTTTCTTGGATCTAAAGGAAACCCATGTAGTTTATCTACTATAGGCAAATACCAGAACGATCAAGATGCACGTAAGCAACTTTCTCGTAATCTATATCTACATGCAGAACTATTCCGAATGATTAATGGTAATCAAGATTTCTTCAAAGATGTTCGACTCGTAGTTGTAGAAGGTGTCTACAGGGGTGGGCCGTTGGAGACAGTTGCGGGTGATAACATTAAGAAACAAGATGGTCAAATGGTATCATATAGAATGATTGATGAGAATGGATCTGTTGATTTCGAAAGAACATTTGATCTCGCAGAGTACTGGAAGGACTATGCTAATTTTGATAAGTTGATTTTAGAGTATGATAATTGGAATCCAGATGGATCATTAAATGCTCAAGTAACAATAGAGGTACCTACAGTACCAGAAACATTCGATATATCATATGCTAATAACGTAGAAACATTTTACAATGGTACACTTTTAAGTGCAAATGAGTTATTAGAAGTTGTAAATGATGTATAAATAGACTTATAGAATTTAGGAAACTATAATGGCACGTGCATTTTCAGTAGAAGACGGGGGACTCAATAAGACTTCAACAGTTAAGTCTTCGAGTAACCGTGAGTTTATCGATTTAGATCTTTCGTTTACAGCGAAGGGTGCGGGTGACTTATATAAAAAATCTTCGGTTGCTTCTGTAAAACAAGCATTGAGAAATATCTTGATGACTGCAAGAACCGAGAAACCTTTTAATCCATACTTTGGTGCAAACCTCAGAGATTATTTGTTTGAGTTCGCAGATGAATTAACAGAATCTCAAATGGCAATTGCGATTATAGAGAACATAAGAGCATTTGAACCAAGAGTTGATCCTATGACTATAAAGGTATACACTGATATGGAACCAGATCAAAATAGTATTTCTATCACGATTATATTTAACATACAAAACTCTGCTTCTGAAGAAGAGTTTACTACAAGACTATCAAGGTTACGATAATGGCAACAACAATTCAATCAAGTTCCTTAGATTTCGATGCAATCAAAAACAATCTAAAGACATATTTACAACAGCAGAAAGAGTTTAAAGACTACGACTTTGATGCATCTGGTCTGAATAACCTTTTAGATGTTCTTGCATATAACACGCACCTAAATGGTTTGACTGCAAACATGGCATTGAATGAGTCGTTTCTGAATACTGCTCAGTTAAGATCGAGTGTAGTATCTCACGCAGAAACTCTTGGTTATATTCCTGCCTCTAAGTCTGCTTCACAAGCAGTAATAAATATGTCGTTCAATGTTGGTACTTCACAAGCAGACGTACCAGAGAAACTACAGATTTCATCTGGATATAAATTTACAGCAAATGTAAACGATGCATCATACACATTTCAAACCCAAGAACTTATTGAAGCAATCAATGATGGTAATAACTTCTTCCAGTTACAGACACTGGACGGAAGTACAGACATACCTATTAAAGAAGGTATTGCTAAAACTAAAACATTCTTTGCGGGTGAAGATTCCGAAGAAACAGTATACATTATTCCAGACGTAAGTCTTGATCGTGCTACCGCAATAATTAAGGTATTCGATAGTTCTACATCAAGTGACTTCACAACATATATTAATCTGGAAACC